AAATACCGTTACTGTTCCGCCACTTAAAGACGGCATATCTGGTGCAATGTCTCCCGTAAAAAGCGCTGTACCAGTGATCTGCACCAGCTTCTTTTCCGCTGTCAGAATGGTCTTGGCTTTATCCTGGAAGTTGCACATCAGATCTGCATCCAGGCTGTACTTCGGCCTTCCCTTATTATCCAGTTCTTCCGATTCCAGGTGGACATGCACAGGCGTCTTACAGAGCCTTTTAGGTACTAAACATGGATATTTCATAGTCTCACCTCGCTAAACGGCAGCAAAGGCCCGTCTGGCACAGCATAGCGTATACATCCCGCTTCATGGCAACGCCTTTATCTGTAAACACGTTCCAGGAATTACCAAACTGCATGGACACACCGTTGATGCTGTAGCTCTGCAAAACCGTGTTGATCTCATCTGCATTTTCTGTCTCAAAGTCAGCCTGCTGGCAGACCACTTCCCGGATCAGGTCCTGCTGGAATGGTGTCAGGTTAGAAAATCCCTGACATACGATACGGTTGTAAGTCAGGGAATCAATATGGCGGCTGGCCTGGCGGAGAGCCTTTTTAAGCTCATCCGTTGGCACAGCACTGCCTTCATATTCGGTCTGGTAATATTCCGGTGTTACATACGGCTCATAAGCCATATCACTGCCCCGCTTTCTTTTTAACAGTTTTTACTGGTGCTTCCTCTATCGGTTCTTCATCTACAGATTCTTCATCCACTGGCTTTTTAATGCCTGGCTCTTCTGTACTGTCCTCTTCAACTTTATAACCATGCTTTTTAAACCACTCAATCAGATACAGATCATCCGTTTCCCCCATGCCATTGCAAAATGGCACAGAGGCGGATACGCCGGTATACTCTTTATTGGGGCTGCAAATCTTCATACTTACACCTCCTATTTTACCTTGATTCCACGGAATACACCTGCAGCCTTAGATGCCTTTAATGCGATCGCTGCATTCATTTCAACCTCGCCCTTCTTTACCGCACCTGCAGTAGTAAAATCTGGAAGCCAGGTCTGCACGGGAGCTACACCGGCGAAAGAAACCGCATGCAATCCGTCCATACCAAGACGCGCCACATAGAGGGAAGTTTCTCCACTGGAACTGTCAATGTCAATAACTTCATCATTGGTTCCTGGCTTGGTCTTCATATCAATGAATGGAATACCACCATAACTCTCAACCTGATTGCCCCAATTATCCTTTGTTACAGAATACATGCTGGCACGTCTTGCACATGCTCTCAGCTTTGCGATCAGCTTGTTATTTCCCGCAATGAAAGAAGGCGTACCGTCTAATCCACCAAGGAACTCATCCAGCATATCTAAAAAATACTGGAAATTATTTGTAACCAGTTCGGAAGTGGACAGATCAATGGTGTTGCCCTTGTTGTATTCTGTGCTGCTGCCGGTCAGCGCCTTGTCCAGGCCGTCAAATGCCTTTGTATTTACACCACTGTCACCATTGATAAAGGTATCGTTAAACAGAGCCTGTGCTGCTTTGATTTTCTGTGCCTGCTGCAATTCTACTTCGCTTACAATACCACCCATGCTTGCGATCACACGGTCGATCTCATAAGCGCCACCAAATAATTTGATCTCAACCGTATGTCTTTCTTTGGTCACCTCAGATGGTGTATATTCCTTATTGATCTCTCTGAACTCAGCTGTTGGCTGTGTTTTTAAACGGGTATAAGAATAACTTGGGGTCGCTCCACCTCCTGTAGGGGATACCGCATCATCAAATGGGATATGTTCCAGGATCCAGTTGGATTTCTGGAACTCATCAATCACGCCCATCTGCAGATCATCCTGCACATTCTTTTTTGCTTCTTCAAGTGTAATAGCCATTATTTACTCCTTTCCTTCTGAACCCATGTTCAGTTTTGCTGCAATTGCCTCTTTCATACTCATATGGCTTTCGCCACCAGATCCGCCAGCATCTTTTGGACTTAACCGGAAAAAGCCTTTCTTTCCGCCATTATCCTCTGCTTTAAAAAGAAATGGTTTACTTTCTTTTAATGCCTTGACTTGCTCATCCAGCCCTGTTATCTTTCCGTCATCTCCAAGAATCAGCTTATTCCGGTCTACAAGTCCGGCCACCAGGTCACTGTCCTGGGCTGATGCTGAAACGGCCGTACGGATCGCATAAGTCATTTTCAGATCATTCATTTCCTTCTGGTTATCCAGATCCTTCTGTTTGTTCTGAGCCTGAAGATCTGCAATTTGCTGTTTCAATGCTGCATTGTCCCCCGCTGACGCTTTTAATTCTTCTAACTGCGTCTCACGCTCCTGGACAGAAGTTTCCAGCTGCTTACGTTTCTGCTCCGTAGCATCAAACGTTTCCTTAGCAACATAGTTCTCTAATTCCTTTTTCGATTCCTCTGCCGCTTTCTTTGCCAGGCTTTTTTCAATGCCAAGCGCTTCAAACTGCTCCTGTGTCATGTCATTTGCTCTCCTTTCTGGTAGTTTTACGTCATTCCGGACCATTTTAGGGCATAAAAATAACACCCAGGACTTATCTGCGTGCTTACTGCTCAATCTTATTACATTTGGTACAACGTCTTACATAACCGCCATACGGACCGGAAGCCCGGCTCCAATGCTTGCGGTAGTGGTGGCAGCATTCTTTCTTTTTGAAGAACATCTGCCTGATCCACGATATAAGCCCCATACGATCACCTTCTTTCATTTGCGACGTCGCAATTTATAGATTTATTTAATTTCAATATCCGGAATTAACCTTTCAGGATAAAATACCAACTCATAATGATACTTGTCTGTTCCTTTCGGCTCTGTCTGCTCCATTACATAACAGGTCCAGTCATTCAGGTAAATGTAATCCTTATAATACTGATCATCACCTGTTTTAATGGTAACTATCAGCTCATTTGAACTATTGTTGCCCAGCGCCATATAACCTTCGGCCTGAAGCATAACAGTATCCGTTCTTGCATTAGTAACTGTAATTCTGCGATAAATATTAAATTCATTCGCATCTTTTGATAAGTTGTGGTTTACTGTGTGTGCTGTTGAGCACCCCACCATTCCAAGCATCACAGATAACGCCACTCCAAATGCTAAAATCTTCTTTTTCATCTTCTTATCCTCTCTTTCCTAAAAATGGGTACAAAAATACCACCGGCCTACTGACTGGTGGTATTTACTGACCTTGTTCCCAAGCCCAATTCTTCACTTTTTTAAACGCTTCTACAGCTTCCTGTGGAACACCTTCAAGCTCGCCATCATGAATACATTTTGCATACGGCTTATAAGTTTCCATCGCCTTTTGAATCTCCTCCGGATACTTGCGAATTACCATGTTTCTTCCCTCTTCGATGTTTTACCATATATTCAGCTTCAACTTCATCATACCTATCAATCCAGAACATTTGATCTGCGTAACTACTTATGTCGCTTACATTGTACTCCGTGATACCTGCTCTGTCAATTGTCTTCTTTGCTTCTTTACAAGCATTCTCTATATACTTACCATAGTTTTCTCTTGTAATTTCACCGTATCGTTTTCTAAAATTTTCAGCCTGCTTCATATGCCACATCTCATGAAATTCAACATTTCCTTGATCTTTAATCACTTTACTGTCTGCAATCTGAGGGATATAGAAAACTACATTTTGTATGGCGTCATACTTCCCATACGCTGTAGGCATTTCATCTGGCGAAACTATAATAATTTTAGGCCTTCTCTCCAGCGAAACTTCCCACTCTTTTAAAGCCTGCTCCGTTCTCTGATTCAATGTATGCAACGCACGAGGTTTTATATTCGTCTGATTGGAAATGTAAATCTCTGAATAGCTTTCAACTCGCTTAATGTTTATTTTCTGCTGCTGTTTAATAAATATTGTTGATGCTTCACCTCTGGTAACTGGTCTGTACGCCTGGTCTTTCCACTCTTCCGCTTTTATCTGGTATTCTTTTTGATTTTCTTCATCCAACGAATACTCAGCCAAGTGCTTATATTTCTCTTCCTGGCGCTGTGCATACTGCTGTCTGGCCTCCTGCTGGTTTTGAAGCCCAACTGCTTCCAGCTCTTCTTTAGTCCAGGTATCATCCGCTGTAGAGATACCAGGGAAATATGTAGTATGACTGTCTTTACACCTTGGATGATAAAGCCCTTTGCTGATTGCGTAGCTCATAAGAGGATACTTCTTGCCAGTCTCCGGGTCCACGCCGTCCTTGCTGCCACCGCTCCATACATCATCGATCAGGACCTTACCAACAAAAGGAAGGCACTTAGGACACGGATTACCACGCTTTGCTATAATGACTGTAGCAATGCCCCATTCCTTCCGCTTTTCTCCTTCACCTTGCAGATAAGCCCTTTTACTGGCTGTCCGGATCGCCATGTCCGCATAATCTGAAAGCGTATGTCTTGCACCATTGGCATACTCTACGCAGTTAAGGCCACGGGACAGCATATCTTTTGTAGCCATGTCCACAGCCTTTTCATATGTTCCAGCACCTGTATTGACATATACATGGGCATTGAAGATCGCTTTTCGGTAATCATCGTTAGCCTTACGAAGCACCGCCGTTTCCGCTTTCTCCATATCATCTCTGGTGGCTTTGATCAGCGCTTCCAGTTTACGGTCATTCAGCTTGAAAAACTCAGCCGTAGCTCCCGATCCAGTTTTCTTAGCCCCCTTAAAGCCTTTCTTAATTGCCTGAAGTATACGCCTTTCCTGCTGCATACCGCCTTTTGACCGTGACATCCGGATCAGACTGTCAATCTGGTCATTAATGCTTTTAAACTGCTTACTGTATTTCTTCTGGTTACGGACTTTGTACTTTTCCAGGGCTTTCAGCTGCTCTGTCTGCCACATAGACCAGTTATAACCTTCTTTGGTCTCCTCTGCCCGGTGCCGGTCCATGTTCCTGATCATAGAAGCTATCAGCTCATTCTCGATACGCCGAAAGGCTTCGGCCAGATCATATTCATTCACTGTTTCGCACCCTTATTCGCAAGCACCTTGAACCCCTGTGCCTTAAATCCTCTGGTCAACGTCTTCAGCTGTGTGGCACTGCTGCATCGATCATTTCTCAGTTCCGCATAGTCTTTCTTTTCAACCGCATAGATTCCAAATGGTACCTGCTCACTGGCTACCTGCAGCAGCCCCTGGTACTCCTTTCGGCTCATCCAGTATATTCGGTTCATTACCTTTACCTGCATTCCCATCACCTCCCAGATCAACGTCAAAAATACCGGCAGCCATATTGACCCCCGGTTCTTCTACCTCTGCAATGCCTTGTTCCATTTTCAAACGTGCTACCTCTTCTTCCTTTTCCTCTTCGGTCCAGGTATCACCATAAAGCTGATCAACGGATGTTTCCAGGCTCATGATCCCGTATTGCTTAGCCTTTCCTACAGTATCAACTGTTGTACTAAAATCTGGTGACGCATATTCACCAAACTTTACTGTTGGTTCATAATCTCCTGGCGTCCTGTTGCACATAGCGTCATAGCACTGCATGATCTTTTTTGCCAGTTCAGGAAGAGTTTCATTCAAGGCATCTACGATTTTATTTCTGACATGCAGCGTTACCTTTTCCTTTTCACGCTGACTTTCTGCATTGTCCGTTTTCTTCAGGTCAATTCCAAGAGTAGACGGAGACATGATCCCCTGAAGAACCATATCCAGGAAGCTTGTATAACTGTTCACATATGCTTCATAAGAAATCTGTGGCTGGGATACTTCTACCTGATGACTTGCACCCTCCGACATGTTATCTCCGATTGCAATAAAATCATTATCGAATGGATTAGCCGGAAGCAATTCGCCTGTAGTTTCATCCCGTGGTATCAGGTTTTCTGGAATATAGCGCTTAATACGTCCCATACGGATTGCATCGACCCACTGGCTTATTACTTCATCCAGGCCGTCAATTACGTCTGTCTTGCTATCAAACAGCGCCTTTCCCCGCCCTTTGTATTTCACGGAAGAAAAGATCCTCAACGGGGCTGCAAGCATTATGTCTCCTGGCACACCAACATCAAACAGATGTGCTGTTTCTGGCAGCCTCTTTAACTCCGTTTCTTTCCCTGCATCATCATACAATTTGTATATGATATATCCATTGCCATATGCCTCTTCCAGCCGAAAATTCTTATTTCCGTCTTTATAGTCAGTATAAAATTTGATCTCTTTAAGCCGCGAATGAACATATACAAAATCTACATTTTCAGCATCATAAAATTCTACGATCGGATACTTACTGCATTCGTCTGCCGTTATTTTAAACGCCCCGTCACCTGAAGCCAAAGCTCCCGCAATGCCTTCTCCGATCACGTCATTTAATCTTTCTTTCTGGAAAATCTTATCCCAGAGTTCTTCTAAACCTTCCTGGTCATCTCCAAAAGAAATACTATTCATATCTGCCAAAACAATATCTTTATATCGATCAATAACTACGGCCACAATACCGCTATGCATTTTTCTGACACTTCCCTGAGCTTTGGCTGCCCAGAAACGCGCTTTTTCTACACTCCAGCGTGCAGTTTTCTGAAAGTATTGCTCAATCTCTGCAGAATCTCCACGATACCACAATTTATTCCGGATCACATTAGCCTGAAAGGTATGTGGCTCAATGATCACCACCTCCCTGTCCTGCCTTGTATCTATCCGGAACAGCTTTTTAACAAAATTCTGAATCCAGTTCATTCTTATCATCCTCTATAAATCTTACTCTGGTACGGAATCCATGCATATTGTACGGAATTGACCATATGATCATGACCGTCTTCCGGTGTGTTATCCTTATCTTCCTGCCAGCTATATACTTCTAATTCATGTATATAATTTGGACAAGTATCAAGCACATAGAAGCACGGATCGTTATCTTCTTCATAAGCCAACCAGCCAAGCTGCATATTGATACGGTCTATGATCTCCATTTTTTTCCAGGCATCATTCAACACATACATGCAGCCATTCCTGCGTTTGTATTTATTCCACTCCTGCATCGTTGCCTGATCAGCGTTATCCAGGAAGGCATTCCGGGCTAGTCCCCATTCTTTTCGATTCCGATCCATGAAAGCAACAATGTTTACTACCGTATCAGAAGGTGCAAGCGGTTTTTCCAGCTCTGCATTGCTGTATACCTTTTCATCTAATACAATGCACCTGCCTTTATTGGTGATGCCAATAAAAGACAATGCTATTGTATCCGGGGACTTCTGGGAGTAGGATGTATCAATCCCAGCTGAAAAGTACATAAAAAATTCCTGCTTTTTGGGGCCGGTTGATGCTTGGACGAATTGCTTCGCCCATTCTTTGGATTTTACATGCACCTTTCTGCTAAAATTGGAGAATACCAGGCCTGTTGCCTTACCTCGCAGCCCCTGGATCTTATTCTTCCAGATCTTCGTGCCTTTCGGTGTATTAGCCAAGATTTTGTCCAGCTTTTCCTTAGGCAGGCCCAGATTATGGGCAAAAGAAAAGAACCAATGCACCCAGCCGTGCTTTGGTTCTTCTTTCAATTCATCTTTGATTTCCTGTGGTGTTTCCTCTTCCCACTCTGGCAGAGGCCGGGAGCAGTTGATGTACTCTTTATACACCGGTAATGACGGATCATCCGGATTAAGCGTAGCCATGAGATAATCACAACGCATAGCCGCCTCTCGTACAAAGTCTATATCAGCTGTGTTGATCTCATCAATATACAGGCAGCCATACTGACCACCCAGAGCCTTCTGCCATTTCTTCTTGTCACCGTAGCCCATCACGTATATGACTTTATCACCACCGGAAGTATGGAACAGGATATGGGGGATCTTATCGTCCTTAGTCCCGTTGCCGTTGTACTCAACGAGGACACCAAAATCATCCATGATGCCAAGATCTTTGTTGATGATGTTCTTCTCAGCAGTACCGGTATCCTTGGCTGCTATGATGTGCAGCTTCTTGGGAGACTCTGCCACTTTCAGCATGAACTTAAACAGCCCTACTGTGGTTTTTCCGGCCGCTGTTGTCCCTTCCAGGAACTCTACCGGCGCATCACATCTGAGAAAGGCTTTGTATTTATCTGATAACAACAAACGTTCTGCACTCACTATCCACCACCACGCATCTGCCGGATCAGGTCATCCAGCTTAGTCTGCTCTGTTTCCAATCCTGTAACTTCCAGCTTATCCTTAAACATGCCAAGATGCCGTCCCAGAAGCTCCAGAGCCTTTTCTTTATCATTTAACTTAAGCTCTATACCGTTCTTTCCTTCTTTGATCCCGGCAATAGCCTTGATCTGATTCTCCGACAGTTTACTGGTATCCGTCAGGATCACGTTTCCATGAGAGATCTGTACAAAGTCTGTAGCCTTGGCAAAGGCGATCGCAGCCAGTTCTTCAATCACGCGGTCCTGTGTGACCTCCGTCCGTTTCTGGCGCTCCTGCATGCGTTCTGAGATATAAGCTGCAACCTTAACATTTCTTAACAATCTTGTGGCTGCAGCTGCTGCAACTTCATCATTCTTCACTCTTGGATAAGCGACCTTGTAAGCCCGCGTGGCATTCAGGTCAATGAGATATTCATCTGCGAAAATCTTCTGTTTTTCTGTCATTTTGGGCTCACCTCGCTTTCGTCGGTTTTAGGTATAGAAAAGGAGCCACGCTGGGTGACTCCTCTGCATCGAAAATGTCAAGCATTAATTGGTAACAATTCTTTTTCTAGTAAAATTCTCTCACATTCTGTCTTTAACGCTCTTGCATACTCAAGTACGAACGAATAATGAGATGTCTTCTTCTCATATTCAAAATTGTATCTCCAAACTTCAAACAGCTCTTCTATGTCGGACACATATTCTTCGAAATGCTGTTTATCATATACACTATTTTTAAGATTATTTCTCGTTTCTTCCGAAAACATCTTATAAATATCGGTTTTTAATTTATGCCCACGTATTTCACTTTGCTGGCTACACGCATATGCAATTGACTTGCTAAACAACTCACACGCAAACACACCCATCGTAATCGTCGGACTAAGCAAATGTAATTCACAGCGTTTTGAATCCATTTTTTCTGCGGCATCCAAATATTGAAGTGCCTCTTCATAGGCACCGATGGCTCGTACTTTGTAATCTGTTATCTTCGTTTCATCTTTTCGTCTCTCTAATAACCTCATACTTTACCCCCTCTTTTCTTTTATCATACCTCAAATTCGACAAAAGAAAAGCACCTATCTCACGACAGGCGCTTTCAAAAAGGAGAAGGAAATACTGATAGCAACTAAAATCATCGGAACGGAAGGGCTCGAACCTTCGCTTAGGACACAAGCCATTGCTCTACCTACTGAGCTACGTTCCAAGGGGGAGGCAACAAGCTTTCGCCTGCTGCCTGGTGGGGTTCGACGTAAGCCGCCGGCCGTATGCCTTTGGCTTCCACTCTATTGTATTACGATACAAGCGATATAAACGATATTTTTACAAAATATTATGCTCTTTCAAATACTTATCCCTTATATAGAGTCTTGGATAGTCTGGACTATTACTGTATCCAATCTTTGCGGCAATCCTGTCCCACGTCATTCCCTCTATGTAGAACATCCGGAACACATATCGTGCCTGACCGTCTTCAATAGATCTTATCCAGTCCTCCACAGCCTTGCACCGTGCTTTCTTGTTATCCAGTATCTTCTCACGGCGGTCACGTAGCTTCCAGTCAAAACCCGGAACAGCTTCTGGCCTGGGATAACCTTTCTTGTAGTCCATAACAACACTGACACCAATCCCGTTATCACCTTCCATCATCTCTACCAGTTCCAATTCCAGAACTACGATTTCTTTCTTAAGCTTTCGGTAACTGCTCAGAAGCTTCCTGGTTATCTTTATCTTCGCCAACGGTATCACCTCATTCCTGCTCTTGGTTTGTATGTACGTTCTCCCAGAAGGTACTCCTCTTCCTTCCTCTGCTGACCTAGAAGTTGCCGTAACCGATTTAAGGTATCCCTGTTCTTCTGATCCTCGAAAAACTTCACCAACTTCTCATTCATCTTTGCCATATCTTTATTAATCCGTCTGGTTCTTCTGCTCTGCTGAAGGCTTGCTGCAATCCGGTTCCTTTCGTTCCGGTCCTTGGCAAATTCCATTTCATGAAGAAAGTCCTGGAGACGCTTGTCCTCTTCAACGACCTTATCGCAAGCATACCTGTATTCTAAAATGCTCTCATCATAGTAGCTTAGAAACTCTTCCAGAGCCTGCGCCGGTGTCTTTCTCTTACTCATCTGGTATCCTCCGTAGCTCCGGATCCGGGCAAAGGCTTGTCCCCGCATAGGCTGGCATCCTGGCTGACCAGGTTGTAGGCTTCGGCCCGTTAATAATCTCATGGTCTGATGCGGCTATGGCACTTTTCCTTTGCAGCTGGTTTGCCTTTCTCTGGGCATCTGACTTTACTAATCCCATTCTTTATGTCCTCTCCCTTCTTGCGCATGACAGCTATCACATACTCCACGTTAGGATTTACTCGTTTCCACATTACGATAGTCTCCTACAATTTACGCACTGCTTTCGCTCTCTTTTTAAAGCGTTCTAGTTT